CCCAGTCGTTTTATCAGGTTCTGGATACTCTGAAAGACGGTAACGGTCGGTATCTTCTGCAGGATTCGATTACAGCGGCCAGCGGAAAGACTGTCCTTGGTATGCCGGTTGTAGTTGTTGGCGATACGATCATTGGCGCAACGGCAGGCGCTACCGTAGCTTTTATCGGCGACCTGAAACGTGCCGTCCTTTATGCGAATCGTGCAGATGTCTCGCTGGCTTGGATCGATTCGTCAATCTATGGCAAATACCTGGGCGCGGCTTTCCGTTTTGGAGCAGTCAAGGCGGATGCGAACGCTGGATTCTATGTTACTTATACCGCACCTGCTGGGGACTAATCACTCAGAAGGGAGTGGCTGCTTATGACATGGGCCTGTGATTTATCTGCGGATGCCATGCGTCGTCGGCTAAGGATTGATTCCGACCTGGATGAGGACAATGATCTTGAGGCTATTATCGAACAAGCTAAATCGTCCGTGATTAATTCGGTGGATTCAACAATTGATGAATCGGAATACGAGAAACAGCCACTTTTTGAGCGGGCTGTTCTTTTTCTGTTTGCGGAATGGTATTTCAACAATATTCCAGTATCCGATGGCTCGGGTACGCCGACTGCAATCCCGTTCAGCGTTAACATGGTGATTAGTCAGCTTAAAGGCATGATGACGGGCGGTGATGAGAGTGGCTCTGATAGCCCAACCCAGCAGGTTTAATAAGCAGATTAAGTTTGGCACGATTCAGAGTGTAGAAAACGCTAATCATGTGAGCGTGCCAACGTTCGTCCCTTCAATCACCTGTTACTGTGCAATATGGAATAAAACACTGAATCAGCAGTTTCAGGTCGTAGGGACGGCACTTGAAAATACCATCACAGTCATCGTTCGCCATCGTGATGCGTTGAATGAAAGTATGCTCGCACAGCTTGGTGGAGTGAATTACACTATCGTTGTCTATGCCGAGGGAACTCAATCCCCAGTAATTAATTACGATACGATAACCTTGAAGAAGGTGAGCAAATGAGCGTAGAGATTACAGGAATTGATGCTTTTATGAAACAGCTGGGGAATATTTCAATTTCTCCGGAAACGGCGAAGCGTGCAGTTAACGCTGCAGCCAATGTTTATGTCGAACGTCTACAGCCGAATATTCCCGAAAGTGATGGCAACGGACATCATGTTCGCGACGAATTGACGTATAAGCCCGGGCAGTACTCGGATGGCTCGACGGATGTTGGCTTTACCAAAAAGGGCTATTATGGCCGATTTTTGAATAACGGAACGGCGAAAATGCATGACAAGGTTCCGCCAGGTGGCCTGCATTTTATGGAGCATACCTATGATGAGGCAAAAGAAGCCATGAAGGAAGCTATGTTCCACGAAGTCAGGAAAGATTTAGGATGATGGGGCCGACTGAAATTGTGGAACTCCTTCGAGCAGATAGCGTACTGATGGCACTTGTTCCGCCTGATCATATCAAAGCCTTTAACATTCCATCTGAATGGGTGGATAACAGCGTTGTTCCCCGGATTCTTGTAACCGAAGTCAGCGCGCCTTTTAATCGTTTCGGTAGCGACCATGCTCAGGGACGAGTGAAGCGAGAACAGGTGCAAGGCTGGTTCGACCCGTCCGCAGACGTAGACGCGGTGCAGAACGCACTTAATAAGGCAATGGAAAATAACAAATGGTTTAACAGCTACGATGCGGGGATTGCAGAAGACCCCGATACATCGGAGCTATTTTTTACAATGCAATATTCAAAAAATCAAATAGGAGTGTGAAATAAATGGCTGAATTAGTTGGCTTTGAATCCGCGCGAATCGGCATCTATAATTCTTTCAATGACGAGCATGTGGATCCAGATAAAATATTTTCAATTGACGCTGAAAATGGCGGCACGATGGGTGCCAATATCCAAAATTTAAACTATGCGGTGGCGAAGCAGTATGCCAGCGATATCGCTTTTAAAATTAGTGGCAAAGGACACGGGGACATCACCTGCGCTTTTACGGCTGCGGATATTCCCCCGGATGTGCTGAATGAGATTACAGGTGCAACAAAAAACGCGCAGGGGATTTATGTCGTGACCAAGGATACGCAGGCACCTTACTGTGTATTGGAAATGATCAGTCATGATTCTGATGGCAAGATGGTTTACCTGGCTTTACTTAAGGGTCAATTCGGGTATCCTGATCGCAACCCACAGACCAATCAGGCGACCGAAACTGATGTCACAGATGCCCTGACCTTTACCGCGATTGATAGACAGTCCGATAGTGCAGCCTATGCGGAGGCTTATGAGGCGGATCCGGATTTCAATCCGAGCAATTGGGCAAATTTTGTTTTCCCCGGAGCTGATAATCTGAACGTGTCTGTATCCGGACTATCACTAGATAAAGTCAGCGCCAGCGTAGCCGTGAGTGCGACAACGCAGCTGACCGCAACCATTTCTCCGGGTAATGCGACAAATAAAAATATCACTTGGTCAAGTTCGGACGCAACGAAAGCGACGGTTGACGCCACTGGTTTGGTTACTGGAGTAGCCGCGGGTAGCGTTGTAATTACGGCGAAATCTCAAGACGATTCTACTAAACAGGCGATTGCGAATATCACGGTTACGGCATGATGAGGGATAGCAATTAATTTTTTTGCGGGCTTATGCCCGCTTATTTTTTTATTAGGAGTTGGTCATTTTGGCACAAATTAAAATTAATGAAAAGCCTTTTGCCTATAAAGAATCAATTAAAAATACTCGCCGGGCTTATGTCTATCAAAAATCGGTTGGTGAGCTCTATAAGACGATTACCGATAAAAGCGACGAAAATGAGATAGAAGCAGCGATCGCTGACATTGATGGGTCAGCAAAGACACTAGACCTTGCTATTAATTTTTTAGTCGGTGTCCTTGGCGAAGATAAAATTGATGTAGACTATTTCGAAGAAAATGTGAGTCTGAAAGATTTGCGTGATACCGCTGAAAAAGTTGCCAAGAAGCTTGTCGGAGCAAGCTCCGAAGGTGCAGCTGGAGGAAAAAAGTCAGCTACGAATCAGCCATTCGAGGAATCGACGACCTCCGAAAAAAGCTGATTGAGAATCTCGGCTGGGACTTGGATACGGTTGACGCGACTGAATATCCAAGTCTGCTAGAGCTTTACTCTCAAAAAGCAAAAATAATCCCTCTGGCGGAATTTTTAAAGAAAGGCCGCCTGCGGAGATAGAAAGGAGAAACTTGAAATGGTACAAAACGCTGCCGCAATTGCCAGTATGGTTGTCCATATTGGCCTAGATAAAACTGAGATGACGCAAGGGATCACTGCGATGAAGAACACGGTTCGAGCGGCAACAGCTGAGTGGAAGACGCAGTTTTCTGTGTTTAATCAGCTAGGTGATCACGTTAAGGCTGCGGAGACGAAGTACAAGGGCTTAACGACAGCCATCGAAGCGCAGAAAAAAGTAATTGACCAGGAACGAAGCCAACTATCTAATTTAGGAACGCGAACGAAAGATAATGCCGATGCTTATGACAAGCTATCTTCGCAGATTAACCAGAATGCGAACAAGCTGGCCGGATTGACGTCTCAGCAGGAGAAAGCTCGCAAGATGTACGAATATGAGCGATCCGGCATCCGTGGCAATAAAGAAGAACTGTCTCTCCTTGCTCGTGAGATGCAGTCTACGGTTAATATGTACAAGGCACAGGGCGATGAAGAGAAGGCGAATGCTGCGCAAGCAGAAGGCCTGCAGAAACAAATTGCTAATCTGGTTAACATGAAGGAAAAAGAACAGTCCATACTCGAAAAAGTCAAGGCAGAGTCTGGGAAATCATCTTCTGCATATCGAGAACAAGCAATCCGTGTGGCCGAATTGTCTACCCGAATTGCTCATGCAAAGAGTGAATATGACGATATCGGCAATTCTTCTGAAAAATCCGCAAGCAGGCTTGACCGATTTAAAGACGCAGCGAGCAAAACGCACAGCATTTTTGCCGGTTCTTTCTTTGGGACTCTTGCTGGAAATGCATTTACTAAAGTTTTTAGCGGAATAACCGAAGGCGCGCATAGCATTATTGACGCAGGCAAAGAAGAAAATGAAACACTTGAATCCATTCATAACACTTGGACAAACTTCACTCATTCATCCAAAGATGGCGAAGTATTCACAAAAGTGATTGAGAAAATGCATGAACAGTCTCATTACTCCTTAGACTCAATCAGTGCCTTAAATAAAATGATGTATGGATTGACTGGCAATAAGAAAGGAATGGAAGAACTCTCTGAATCTATTCAGCACGTAGGCCGTGCGGCAGGATTGAACGATTCTCAGATTGATGCGATAGGCAAAAAGTTAACTCAGGTTGGTGTAACGGGAAAACTTTCTTATTCTGATGTCGCCAAAATGCAAAAAACAATCCCCGGATTTGCCAAAGCAATGGCTGACACAGTCGGTGTTTCGCAAGATAAACTGGTTGCTATGGGCAAAGCCGGCAAGCTGACGGGTAAAGATTTCCAGGAAACCATGGAGAACATGGGAAAATCCAATAGCAAATCATTTGAAAACTATGATCATACGACGGCAGGGTTCGCTGCCGCTATGCATGATACTTGGGATAAACTTTCGCAGCGGCTTATGAAGCCCATTTTTAACATGCAGAAAAGTGGTTTATCTAGTCTGACCAAGTTTGCGCAAAGTAAAGACGTTGAACGTGCATTTTCGGCGATGGGTGTTGCAATTAGTCAGGCAATGGGTAAAGCTGCTACTGGCGTCAGTCAATTTATTAAGTATATTCAAGCGCACAAGCAGACGATATCAGGAACTCTAGATGAGATTAAGAGTGGTATTTCTACAGTATGGAAAATTGCTGAACCGGTTGTTAATTTTTTGATTGAACATCCCAAATTGCTAGTCGGTGTGGCAACAGGAATAATGCTTATGAGTCCGGCGCTTAAAGCTTTTAGCCTTAGTATGAAAATCGCGTCATTATCGATGGATACTTTTAAGGTAGCGGCGCGTGATGCACTAATTAGCTCCGGGATCGGTGCAGCTGTTGTCCTACTCGGCATAGCAGCGGTTGAATTGATCACGCACTGGAAGCAGGTCTCCAAGTTTTTCAGCAACCTTTGGAAAGATATTAAGTCACTCTTTAGCTCTGGTGTCTCTTTCGTTAAAAAACATGCTGAATTGTTTATTGCAGCCCTTGGTCCGATTGGCTGGGCGATCGATGGGGTTATTGAAATCGTGAAGCACTGGGGATCAATCTCTAAAACGGTCACTAAGGCTTGGAGCGGTACTGTTGGATTCTTTGGCAAGATGGCGAACGGAGTTAAGGATAAATTTAACGATGCTCATAAATGGGCAGTGAGTGCGACTAATAAAATGGCTGATCAAGTATCCGATAAGCATTCTTGGCTGAATAAACATACCAATGGCGCGGTTAAGACCATGTTTACGGGGATTAAGAAAACTTACAAATCTGGCTATAACACGGTGCAAGATTACACGCAGACCTGGCGCGATCTGATGACCGGAAAATGGTCGAAACTCGGCGGCGATATGAAAAAGTTTTCTAAAGACGCGCTTTCTACCGTTGGAAGCTATTTTAAAACCGGGTATAATACGCTGAATAAGCTGACCGGTGGGCGGCTCGGAGATATGTTCGATAAAGTTAAATCAATCGGTGGGAGTATCGTCAGTTACTTTAAAAAGTTGCCTGGCCGAATAGCAGACGGAATTCGCAATGGTTGGCATGCTGTAGAATCGGCTTTTGTCCATTTGGGCAATGGGATGCTTTCGGGCATTGGTAAAGGTGTCAATGGGGTAATCGGCGGCATCGATTGGATCCTGAAAAAGGTCAGCGCGCCAACCATAAAACCGTGGAAGGTTCCGCAATTTGCTACTGGTGGTAATGCATACGGGTTGTCCGTTGTCGGCGAAAAAAAGAAGCATGAATTGATTAAATATCCAGATGGGCGAATGGAATTGTCTCCGAATAAGGCGACCCTATACAATTTTAAACAGCCAGTTAAAATTCTCGGGGGCGATAAGACAGAGTCCTTATTGAAATCTATTCCGAAGTTTGGGCTGGGTACTTGGCTGGGGTCTGCCGTCGATTTTGTCAAAGGTGGTTTTTCAAAGATCGCGGATGGTGCGGAAGGATTCTGGAACGCTGTCATGCATCCGAAACAGTTACTTGATACAGCTGTCGATAAGTTTACCGACCTGACCGGATTAAAAGGCACTATTTTAGATATGGCGCAGGGTACAGTTAAAACTGTTGCTTCAGACGCGCTCGGCTGGCTCAAAAATAAATTGACACTAGCCGGTAATCCATCAGGCAGTGGTGTTGAACGATGGCGTCCATACGTTAAGCGGGCGCTTGCAATGAACGATTTGTCTACGAGTAAATCTATGATTGACAGGGTTTTACGGCAGATTAAGACTGAGTCTGGTGGCAACCCGAAGGCGTTAGGCGGCGATGACGGGCTGTCAGATGGCCGTGCAATGGGGCTTATGCAAGTTAAGCCTGGCACATTCGCGGCCAATCATTTTCCTGGCTATGACAACATTTGGGCAGGACTTGACAGTCTCCTTGCCGGATTGCATTATGCGAAAAATCGTTATGGTGCCGGGCTGTCTTTCCTCGGTCAGGGACACGGCTACGCAAATGGCGGCATTGTCACAACGGAGCAAATGGCTCATATTGCGGAGGGCAACAAAGCCGAAATGGTCATCCCTCTGACCAATCAGAATCGTGCGCTGCAGCTCATGTATCAGGCGTTGGATTATTTTAAAGGCAATGGCAACAGTGGAACTCAGCAGACCCAGCAACAAACGACGCCCGATAATAGTCAACTGATTCAGGCAATGCAGCAGACGAATCAGTTAATTTCTCAGTTCATGCAGCTGTTTAGCCAAACGCAGTTCGGCATTACGAATCAACAGGTCTATAACGCGAATAAGCAAGTATCTGACCAAAACACTCGCATCCGAAATTTGGCCATGGGGGTGGTTAATTGATGATCGGATTTAATTTTTGTGGATTAGATTCCTATAAAGATTTGAATTTGATTGTTAACGAGATTCATGATCCTGTTGGCCCAAGCGTGACCGAAAATACGCAAACCGTCCCCGGGATGGTTGGCAATATCTTTCAGGGAAACTCCTACGGGTCGAAGCAGATTGACATTGATGTAACTATTCTCGCAGATTCTGAAGAAGATCGTGCGGCCATGCTTCATGACTTGTCTAATTTGTTCTTGCAGACGGGATCAGGCGAGTATCCAATGGTTTTCGGGAATGAACCGGATTATACGTACTATGGCCATTTTATTGCAATTAGTGTGCCGCAGCGTGTTCAGTCGATGGATGCTAATGCAACGCTGACTTTGTCTTTTGTTTGTAGTGATCCGAAAGCCTACGGTGACCCGGTGAGTTTACAGGCATCGGCTAATCCGGCAACGATTACGACGGAAGGCACAGATGCCATTTTACCTATATTGACTTGCATTCCGCATCAGGACGTGACAAAGATTGCAGTTACCGATCAAGATGGGAACTATGCCTATATCGGCTCGGATGTCGATCCGGATACGCAGACAGTTGCGGTTGATAAGGAGCCACTGGTTTTCCGAGATACTTGTCAGACACTGGCCCCGTGGGCAGCAGTCACAAGCCCGACCTTTAATATTGAAAATGGTGTCATTGAAGGTTCCATGACTTCCACAGCTAACTCTTTAAAGGTTGGCCAGACTTCAGACGGTTATGCGGACTTTGGTGCGGCTCATGCGAATGCCTGGCATGGTCCATGCCGTCAGCAGTGGTTATCAGCTACCTGTCCGGATTACCGGATTCGCGTTCGTCTTTATAATAACCAGTATTATGCACGGGCGATGGGTAAACTTGAACTCTATCTGCTCGATTCAAACGGCAAACGTATCGGTAAGGTAATGCTAAAAGATAACGGTAATTCTGAAGAAGTCTATGCCCAGGCGCAGATTGGTGACACGAACAACTACCGCGATATTTATTATGGACAGGGGCAGATTAATCAAGGCCAGGTCGATACGAAGACAATTAAGGTCGGGAAAGAAACGGTTACAGTTAAGGTAAAAGGCAAGAAGAAAACGGAGCAAGTTTGGAAGACGGTTAACCGAACCGAGGATCTTTCAACAGACACCTTCACGAACTTCTATGGGTACATCGAAATTCAGAAAATTGGTAATCAGTACCATGTGGAAATTATGAAGTTTGACGACAATACCAATCCGGTATGGTCTCAGCCGATCACCGCGGACTTTACCGACACCGGCAATCAATTTACAGGCGCTTTAGCAGGCATCGCGTTTTATACCGCTAAATATGATATTACTGAGGATACCGCGAACCCGGTTGTCCATTATACGAATAATGGCATGGGGCTCTGTGACGTCTCCGTTTGGGACATCATCGATGGTGGGAATAAACCGCAGGTCATCAATAATGTGCCGGTGGTTGTCGCTCATGCAGGCGAAGAAATTAAAATTAACGGACAAGACCATACGGTCTATAAAAATGGTGCCATCTTCATGAAATACTTATACATTGGAAGTACGTTCCCGAAAATAACCGGAGGCGTGCCGACAACGCTAGCCTTTGAGCCTAATCTTGATCAAGCGGATTGGTTCCTTGATTTTAGGCCAGTCAGGGGGTGAGAAAAAATGGCTTATATTATCTTGGATAACTATTTAAAAGTGTGCGGCATCCTGTCTCTGGAAGGCAATGGATGCCCTTTTTACGACGATCTGCGTACCGTTCAAATTGCGGATGACAGCGGCAAGTTATGGAATGACACCCTGCAAATTAGTGTTCCCTATGGCTATCCGCAGACAGAAATGATGATGGAAGGCTATCATCTGCTTAAGCAAGGCAATGATGGGCTGTGGTATTGCTTCCGCATTAACGATGTGACGGATGCTTTGGCTGGATCTGTGCATGTGAAGCAGGTTCAGGCACTTAACCTGTGCATCTGGGATTTGGCTCATACGCAGGTCGAACCGGCAGCATTGTCCAATTGTACGAGTCAGCAGGCTTATGAACACTGTCTAGAAAAGTCAGATTGGATTATCCATACGAACACCTACACCGGCGGAAGTAAAACGGGGGAAACGTTTAATCGTGGGGATTCCGCGCAGACGGCTCTGCAGCAACTCAATCAAGATTTTTCCTCGGAAATCCGGGCCTATGTCGTGGTCAGCAATGGCCAGGTCATTGCTAAATATATCGACATTACCGATCGCCTCGGTGAAGATACCGGCAGGCGCATTGAATATCGTCGGAATATGCTCGACATTACGCGGCAGATGGTTGACGATCAGCTGTTCACCAAACTTTACGTCTACGGAGGTACGCCAAGCGGAGCGGACTCACCGATTTCTATTGCTTCCGCGAACAATGGACAAGATTTTATCGTCGATGACGAAGCGAACGACCTATATAATGGCGGCGGAAAATACCTTGAGGGCTATACGAGTAATGAAAGCATCTTGAACGCCTATGGCCTGCTCACGTGGGGACAATCACAGCTGGCACTTTATAATCACTCAAAGTATAACTACACGGTCAGTGTTGCCGCATTGGACTGGAAGCCGAATCTGGGTGATGGGGTCGATGTCATTGACTTTGACATGCAACCAGAGCTTGCTTTATCAGCTCGGGCTATTCAATTGCAGGAGTCCGAAGCGAATCCTCAAAATAACCAGGTTGTTATTGGTGAGTTTGTCGAGATTAAAGTCGTCACCCCGTCCGATATTGAATCTCTGCAGAAGCAGGCTGACCAGACGAATGCGATTGCGGTGGACGCGGCCAAACGTGCAAGTGCTGCTCAGGCGTCAGCAGACGGTAAGCCGACAAAATATCTTTCTCCGGATGCCCCGGCAAGCGCTGACATCGGCGATACGTGGGAGCAGACAAGCGGAGACGGAGACACGACGCCCGTGATCGCGACCTTTACCTACACGGCAACGGGTTGGAAGGAAGTCATTCCGGTTCAGCAGATTGAGACGATTGTCTATTCGAAAAATACAGTATTTAGTTTGAGCAGTGCTGAGCCGGCAAACGCTATAGAAGGTGATCTGTGGTATCGCGATAACCAAGATGGCACGAGTACGCTCATGCAGTATGATGGCGCAGAATGGGTATCCCGAACAGATCAGGCCGTCAAAGAGGTAGCTGATGTAGTTTCGACGATCCCACAATCTTATTATTCAGAGACTGAGCCGACTGGAACAATTGTCGAGGGATCGACGTGGTACAAGGAAACTACCGCTTCGGACGGTACGATTACTTATGATCCTTATAAATACTCAGATGGCGCATGGATCCCCGTTTTTGATGCGACAGCGACGGATGCAGCAGATGCGGCAGCAACGGCGCAAGAGACGGCGGAGAGCAAGAACCAGGTATTTTACGGGACGAGTGAACCGACCAATGCTGAAGATGGTGATGTTTGGAATGATACTAGCGCATCAAATGGATCCGTGGCTGTCAAGCAGCTGATTGATGGTGTATGGCAGACGATTCAGGGGTTGCAAGGTCCGCAAGGTGTACAGGGTCCAGCTGGAGCAAACGGTCAGCCTACCTATACCTGGATTAAATATGCGACAAGTTCATCGGGGACCGATCTAAGCGACGATCCGACTGGAAAGACCTATATCGGGCTCGCCTATAACAAAACGACTGCAACCGAGTCGACAACAGCTACTGATTATACTTGGGCGCTCATTCAAGGCCCACAGGGACCGACTGGCGCGACTGGATCGCAAGGCATTCAAGGGCAAGCGGGTCCGCAAGGGCAGGCAACTTATACTTGGATAAAATATGCCGATACACCAACAAGCGGAATGAGCGATTCACCAACCGGAAAGCAGTATATTGGTCTCGCATATAACAAGACAACCGCTGTAGAATCGACGAACTATGCCGATTATCAATGGGCGCAACTCTATGATGCATCGAAGAAGCGAAATTTCACATCGACGCCATATGCGCCTTATGACGTGGGCGATACGTGGACGCAGCAGGGCGCGACTTACTACTGTACGACGGC